CTCTTTGGGCCAGTTTGTTGTTGGTAGTGTTATCTTTATTTTTTTTTTTTTTTTTTTATTATTATATACAACAATATACCCTCCAAACTCCCCTTTTATGGGCCGGGGCCTCATGGGCAGAGTCAGGGGAGGGAGCCTAAGTGACTGAAAGGGAAGGACTTAGGTCGATTCTGTGAGTTGGGAAAGAGTTGGGAAAGAGTCAGGAAAGAGTAGAGAAAGAGTTGGGAAAGAGTGACAATTTTACGATAAAAGTTTCATGAATATTATAAAAAGTCTGCCAAATAGCGGAAAAGTAGACAAAAGTCTCCTTCATAGATGACTTTTCGTTGTGCCCTTCACAGAATTTCACGCTGGTTCACAGGCATGGATATTGCATTGTATCTATCAGGTGGAAGTGTCCGATTCCGAACACTTTTGTTATAAATCGACACAAAATAGGGAGAAAAGTATGGACACTATTCATGTAGTATATGTCCCCGATAAAGGTATCACTAAGTGTATATACTTAGGAGGGAATTATGATGAAGCATATGACTTGTATTGCTTGTATCAGAGACTTGGATTATTGACATATTGGATTATGAAGTTGGATGGGCAGTCATTCTGTATCATCAGGTCATCGATTGGTCACTCGTGCATTTCACGTAATGTGGTGAATCAGTAATGACTCAAACTAAAATTGGCACGTGTGAAGTGTGCGATACTCACGAACTATCGATTACTGTTCATTACGGTAATATGTGGTTTTGTGATGACTGCTGGACTAAAGAAGAAAAGTCAACAGTTGTGCATATGTCACCAGAAGCCCAGCAGGCTAGAGTAGACGCTGCTAATGAATTCTATAATCAGCGAACCGCGAAGATGAAAGTAGGGAGTGATAACGCGGCTGCTATTCCTATCAATGAAGTATTACAGGCTTCGCGAAAGATTGATTCTTCAATTCAGGTCAGAACTGACATATTCAACGCGTCTACTATTGCCATCATCGAACTAAAGAAAGCCATCGATGAAGATGCAACAATAACGAATAAGCCCTTCGCGCTCGCTTCTGAATTGAAAACGAGATATGAGCATTTTAAGAATGTAGTATTTGAATTACAGCAGAAAGTTGTAGATGCTGCAAGTGAACAGCGGGCTATTCAGACTTACATGAATACACTCGCGAATCAGTTGAGAGCTGAGGAACGCGAAAAACTTAAGCTATCAGATATTAACTATAAGCCAAGTCCACCTAAGATTGCGAAGCCTAAGACTATTAAAACTACTGGAAGTAAAGTAGATAAGAAAGAATTGCGTAAAGTGGCACAAGAATTGGGAGTTAGTGAAGTAACTCTTAAGATGATGGTTGTGGCTACTGGTAAGACTATTAGTGAAGCGGCGGCTGCTATTAGAGCTATGGCGAATAAAGGTTAATTATGATTTTTAAAGAACTAAGAAATAATTTGACTAGAGAGAAATTCACTCCTATTAAATGGACTAATTCAAGAATAGTTGAATTTGCTAGAATTTTACCAAATGGTGCAATTGAAATCCATAATGGAATTACTGGAAAAACTTATATTTGGCCTAGAAAATTCAAAGAAATACATGTAGAGATTTACAAAGATAATAAAATTAAACTAGGCGATATGATTCCTAAGTCAATGAGATAAGTTATGACATCATTAATCACCAGACTTCAAGAGAAATGCCCAATCTGTGGCAAAGTAGCTATTCAGCGATTTACTACACAAGCTACTAATAAGAATGGTGATTTGCTCAATTTGATTACACTGGATTGTTTTCATGTAATCAGTTCAATTGTTCCTCGCGGCACACCGTTTGAGAGTATGGTTTCTAATCACTGGAAGCCAGAAATTGCGGCGTGTAAGCATGAATGGGACAAACGTGAATGTAAGAAATGTGGTGAGTCTAGACTACTTCCATTCCAGGTTACTGGGTCACTAGCTGCTGAGGCTGGACTAGCTTCGCAGAAGGGATTCGGTATATTTGATGATATGGGACTTGGTAAGACTGTCCAGGCTATAGCCCAATTGAGATATAGTAAGGAACTATATACTCCCACACTCATCATAACCAAGTCATCTGTCAAATTTCAGTGGTTTAAGGAAATTGTCAAATGGCTTGGACCATCATACGCAGCACAAGTTATAAGCACTGGTAAGGATTACATTCTACCAGGTCTTAAGACTTATGTCATCGCGTATGACCTGTTGCGAAGATTCAACAAAGAAAAACTTTCCAAACTTGGATTGAAACTAATCATTCTAGATGAGTGTCAGCAAATTAAAAATGCTGATTCCACGCGAACACAGGAAGTTAGAAAACTGGTAGGAGCTGACACTAATTGTAAGGTTCTATCACTATCTGGCACACCATGGAAGAATAGAGGTAGTGAATTCTTCCCAGTGTTGAATATGATGGACCCTATCAAGTTCCACTCATACCAGTATTACTTGGACCATTGGGTTCAGTATTACTTTGAAGGTTCAAAAAGAAAGATGGGTGGAATTAGAGATGTAAAGAGATTCAAGGAATACACATCAAATCTACTAATCAGGAGAGAGTTTGAAGAAGTAATTGAAGAATTTCCTGAGACTAATCGTATGAAACTGCCAGTTCAATTGGATGAATTGCAGCAGTCAGCATATGATACTGGTGAATCTGACTTCGCGGACTGGTATAATCAGTTCGTAATTGGTGGAGAAGAGGATAAAGTTGGTTCTATTGAAATTATTGCCCAAATGTCGCGTATGCGGCATATTACTGGACTTGCTAAGATTCCTGCGACTTTGTCGTTCATTGAAGAATTCTTTGAGGAGGGTAGCAAGAATAAGTTGGTAGTATTCATTCACCATAAGGATGTTGGTGAATTAATGTATTCTGCTCTACAGAATTGTAGTAAGGAAGATAATCCTGATTGGCACGAACTATCGACATATCTTACACAGAATGGAATTAGAGTATTCAAGTTTACTAGTGAATTGAGTGATGTTGAACGATATGAAATGGCAGAAGAGTTTAATCAGACTAAGAATGCCATCATGATTGCGTCTACCCTCGCGTGTGGTGAGGGAGTCAATTTGCAGACTTGTGCTGATTGTGTGCTCCATGAAAGACAGTGGAATCCACAGAATGAGGACCAGGCTGCACCGGGACGTTTTAGACGTATCGGGCAGAAGGCTACACAAATCAATATCACTAATCCTGAGGCAGAAGGAACTATTGACCAAGACTTGGATAGTATTGTGGAACGTAAGCGTAGATACTTCCATGAAGCTATGAATAAGGGTGAAGTTCCTAATTGGAGTCAGGATGAGATTGTAAAGGAACTCGCGGATAAAATCTTGGCTCGTAATAAAGCTAAGAAGAGTAAGAATGGTAAGGGTCAGACTAATATCACTGCTATGGCAGGATGGGGGAAATAATGAGTAAACTATGGAAATGTCCGAATTGCCAATCAACTAAATCATTACCACGAGGTAAACATTGTTGTAAACGAATTTGTTTAACTTGTAATAAATTCTATGATGCTAAGGAAAATGAGATAAAATCAAATGGCACTAACTAAATTCAATATTACACTTAAGTCTCAGAAAGAAAAGAATATTGTATTAAGAGCATTGGCAAATCTAGTTAGAATTAAAATTTTCGAGCGTCAAACGATACCAGAAAGTTATTGGAAAGAGAAGGAAGTAAAGAAAATTTCTCGTGAAATTTATGAAATAGAAAAACTTTACGAAATTATTCATCATACTAGAGGGAGTCAGAAATAATTATGGTAGATTTTAGACTTCAGTGTGGATGTGTAGTAGACAGAGTAGGTGACACAGTTAGTCCTTGCTATACTCATAAGTTCACTCACGGAAAAAAGCCAATGGAAAATAGTGAGATTAAGCGTTATTACATCGCGGCTGATTCAATCGCTGAACCGATTGGTCGTGGTGAAAATGCACCTAACTGTTTTATGAATCTCTCAGAAGCTATCGATAAGGCTACTAAGAAGATTCAGGAGGGTAATGTTAAAACTGTAGCAATTGTGCAGATTATTCGTATTGTTAGGAGAGCTACTCCTCCTGTTATTGTAGAGGTAGTAGAATGATTACTAATTCAACAGAAGATGATATTATTCATCCTTCACCTATTATTCCATATGCAATTAATATGGCTTGGGGTGAATTTGGTATGAAAGCTATTAGATGGTATGAAAGTAGACATGGACTAAGATGGGATGAATCAAATGTAAGAAATAGAATCCTCAAAGCCCCAGTTTCATATTGGGAACTGAAGAATATTAAAATGAGTAGGGAGCGACTAGAGAGATAATAATGATAAATAAGGCAGATATTCAAATTGCTCTGGATGAGCATAAAATAATTAATAGTGACCCAAGAAAATGGGCATCACTTGAAATTATTGTGCATCCATTCAGAGTAGTGAGGTTAAGTGTAGGGAATCGACATGGGAGTAAGAAAGAGGTTCCTTACAAAGTTATACACTATTCTCTTAACCAAGATGGGAAGTGCAGTATTTACGAAGGTTACTTGGGATGAGATGACGATGAATCTATATCGAACAAATCCTCGCGGACTCACTTATCAGATTAGTTGCTGCACTAATCCAGCTAATTCTGGTGAAACTACTATCACTCTATGTAAGGGAAAAGTTACACTAGATAATATTCCAGCCACAACTGATAAAAAAATTAAAGTAGAAATACCACTTCATGAAGTTATTGAAAAGTGGGATAGATGGAAGAAGGGAACTCCTATTCAACATGTATTCACTGGATTCACTACTTCACAGAGAGAATTTCTAATCAGTGGATTAGATGATGATGAGTGGAACAAAATCTTTGGAGAAGACGCAAAGGGCAGAACACGCACTCCTAATAATGCTGGAAGTATTTGAGGATGATATGAAAATTGGTGAGGGATATGAAATAGTTACCCAAGAATACATATATAGACCACTATTATTTGATTTGGAAGGTAATTCACTTCCTACCAAATGGTATAGTGTAGTTCGTGGAGACCAGTATTACTTTTGTATGCAGGAGATAATGAATTGAAAATTACTGATTTGATTATCAAACTTCAAGTATTGGCTGCTGTTAATCCTAATTTGATTATAGTAGCTAGAGTTCATTCTGATTATAGAATTATTGATGAGCCTAATATTCAAGAAATGGCTCTAATGGGAGATACTTGGTATACAGTTTGGACAGATGGAGCATCTACTGATAAGATTAGTAAAGTAGTTACAATCGAAGGGAAATATTAATGGACCTACATGAGAATGTAGAAAAGATTGAAGGAGGCAAGACTAATATCATTATGGATAGTCAGATTCTGACTGCCTTAATGACATGTCCTCGCCTTGCTGATTTTAGATTTAATCATAGACTTCAACCAGTAGGTGGTAAGTCTAATTCATTGGAAGTAGGTTCAATCGCTCATAAGTTTCTTGAAGTATTTTACAAGTCCCATATTGCAGGATTGGATAGAGATAAATCCATCGCGTTTGGTTTTGCGGGGGCTGAACTGTATATTCGTGGATGTAAGGAATGTTCTGGTTTTGTTCCTAGTCATTGTCTTGAGAACGAAAGTCGTGAAGACCATATTTGTAATGACCAGTGTATATTAAAACCAAGATGTGGCCACCCCGCGAATGAATATCCAGGTGTCCAGAATACACCTAAAGATTCTGCTGGTAATTTTATTGGGTGGCAGTATGCACTCGATACTATGGACCAGTATATGAAGTTTTGGGTCAATGATTCATGGGTTCCACTAGAAGTAGAAGTAGTTAAGGGTAAGATTCTCTACGAAGATGATGAGATTCGTATCTTGTGGAAGGCTAAGTTAGACCTTGTGACGGATACTAATCAGGGTATCTATCCGATGGACCACAAGACTATGAAGCAGCGTCGTGATACTAATTCCATGAATAATCAGTTCATGGGACAGTGTATTATTCAGGAATCCCGTAGTGTAATCATTAACAAGATTGGCTGGCAGACTTCACTCAAGCCTGAGGAAAAGTTTGTCCGCGCATTCGTTCCATATACTCCACAGCGTTTGATGGAATGGCAGTCTGAAATTTTGCCATACTACGCGAAGCTGATGATGATGTATACGGAATCGGGCTATTTTCCGCCTAACTTTGCATCATGTGAAGGAAAGTATGGTAACTGTAATTTCTACAAGCCGGTGTGTGGTGATAATCCTGAAATGAGAGAAGAAAATTTGAAACTGAATTTTATTGTTGGACCTGAATGGAATCCGACTAATGAGGAAGATTAATGGCTTTCAAAATCATGCATGTTCATGAATCGAGTAAAATACTAGAAAAGTCAGTTAAAGAATTGGAAGATAGAAAATGTAATATTCTTTGTATTCTTCCAATTACTTATAAACAAGATACTCTTGCATCAAATTACTATAAGGGAGCATTAATAGTATTAGACCAGACATGGATATTCTACGAGGAACCAAGTAATGAGTAAATCAAATCACCTTCATGAATATAAGAAGGTAGACCTAGCACGTAAGAAGGATAAGCCACCTTATCTAGTGTATAAGTGTCAAGTATTAGCATGTCCCCACTACATTCCTCTTACCTTGGCAGAAGGTAAAGTATGTAAGTGTAGTCGCTGTCATCAGCCGATGATTATCACCAAAGCTACTCTCACTAGGTCTAATGGTGGTCCAATGCTATTTCCTCATTGTGAGGATTGCACTGTAAGAAAAGATAGTGATGCTATCGCTAATCTTGCAGGAATTATTGAACGGAAGGTAAAATAAATTGCCAACAATGGCTCAGGTAGAGCATGAAGGTCTATTTACTATGTTCAAAGGTGAACCGGGAACACGTAAATCTACGTGTGCATTATCTTATCCCGGCGACCAATATTGGATTTCCACTGATAAGAAGATGGAAGCTCTACTACTCCCAATGAAACGATGGGGTATTTCTCCAACTAGTATTTATTATGATAATTATACTGATTGGAGTTCACCTCGCGCTAAACTTGAACAGTTACAGGTAAACTGTCGATATAAAACTATCGTTGTGGATTCTATTACTTCCATCGGTGATGCGATGACATCGCAGGTGCGTAAGGCTAAGGGTTCACAAGGTAAATCTATTGGTAATATATCCGTGAGCGGCCTTGAGGAGTTCAATGCAGAATCCGCCGCATTCCAGGAGATGATTGCACTTTTGAAGGACATTCACGGTTATCATAAAGTGAATGTAATTCTAATCGCTCACGTTCTAGGAGCGCGTAAAGATAATGATAAGAATAAGTTAACTCATCACTCGCGAATCATTGTGACAGGTGCTGAGAAGATTTCCGCTAAGATTGCAGCTTACGTGACTGAGGCTTATCACTTTAACGTGAAGTCTGCATTTGAAGTGGATACTGGTGAGGGAACTTTTGCATGTTTCACTCACCATACTGGAAATGATTACGCTAGAACTTCACTTCCACTTCCTCGCGAAATTGAATTTGGTAATCAACCGCTGTATGATAAGTGGATTGCTCCTGCTATTCTACAGCTAAAGAATGAGGCGCCCATTCAGCGTATTGGTGCGTCTCAGAGTGTAACACCAACTCCACCAACTGTAACACAACCAACAACTGCAACATCTGACTTCAAAGTAGGATAAAACACATGCCTGTTATCAGCTTTACCGACCGTGATCTTCTCCGTGGCACTATCGTTACGCCCGGTTGGTATCGTGTGAACATTGATGAAGTAGGCGAGGCACCCGCGAAGGTTGACCCTCAGAATCCCAAGCCTCCTTCTACTAACTATCCTGTTACTGCTACTATTCTGTTCAATGGTGATGATGGTTCTACTCAGTTCAAGAATGTTCCACTTGAGTGGAATTTCAATAGCAAGGCAATTGGTTTTGCTGTTGGCTTTCTGAAGGCTTTCGGAGTTGAGGTTGGGGCACAGCGTTATGACCTCAAGTCTGCGGAAGGCAAACAGTTGGATGTGTTCGTGAAGAACGACACTTACCAGAATCGACTTGTTAACCGTGTCGAACACATGTATCGACCGGCTAATGATAAGGTTACTGCTGTTAATTCGTAATTATTAACTCGCTGTCATCATTCGATGGGACTCACTTGGATACTGTGCCCAAATTGCGGTATTAAAGTGTAAATGAGAAGTTGAACGTCGGAATAGTATGTTCCGAACAGCGAGTCTTTCATAGAAAGTGAGACTTAAATGTCTATTGATGAATCAGTAATTGAGCTTCGTAATCTGTCAATGACTCCTGTCAATCCATCAGGTGATGAACCATTGCCTGGTGAAGATGATGAACCGGAAGGTTCTGAGGAACTCATCGAAGAGGATGATGATGAGGACGAAGATGATGATGAAGTAGATGATGAAGGTGATGAGGACGATACTGATTCACCCGAGTAATTAGGCTTGAGGAAGTGAGTATGAACGTAGCTCATTAGAAGCCGTATAACACATACTACTTCCTCCTATTCATAGACTAGGAGTAAAAATTGGCCTGTAATATTGCCCCTCGACTTGCCAATGGTCGCCCTCGCGTCAAGTTTGGTTCTAGTATGCCACACTCTGTCAAAGAGGGATTAAGGGCCATAGCTAAAAGTGAACGACGTTCTATGTCGTGGGTAGTAGAAGAAGTGGTCATTGACTACTTTAGCTTGGCACGACCGAGGTATGTTGTGTCAAAAAAGAAGGGAAAAAAGTAATGGATACTCCGTTTAAGAACTTCTTTCGAGGTAATAAGGAAGAAGTTGCTGCTGAATTTGCTGGTGATTCTGGTGAGCCACAGTCTGGTGAACGTCGCGTAATTGGACGTATCATTAAGCTGTCTAAGACGGGATATGGTTTTATCTCGTCTAAGGATATTCCGTTCACGCGGGTATTCTTTCACTGGACCTCACTCAAGCAGAATACTCTTAATTTCGCGAAGTTGGAACTTGGGATGCACGTAGAATTTACTCCCAAGGAAGTTGAAGATAAAGGCACTCGCGCTATTCGTATTGTAGTGTTGCCTAATCTTCCTACTAGTGAACCAATTGAAACTGTTGAAGATACTGCTGCTGGTAATATCGAGCAAGTAGTTTAACTATAGTGCCCCTGGGTATTGAAATTTAGTATCCAGGGGCACGCTTGTTTTTGGAGGGTTACATGAGCTTGAATCGTGAACAGTGGATTAAGATGTGGGATAATATTAAGGAAATGGAAGCAATTATTACATTTGCAAGTGAATTAACTCTAATTAAGAGACGTAGACTACTTAATAAGATTGAACTAATGAAAAAAGATGTAGAGTCAGTTATTGGTCAGATGGAATAAATGGGACAAACGTTCATAGAACGTTATAACCAAGAAGAGACTTGGTATGGTCGTGCTATGGTGATGGAGATATTACACCTAACCATGACTAGCCATAATAGGGATTGGTCTGTCTCTAAGACCGCAGTATTCTTTGGAGTATCAGTGGGACTTGCATCTGAGAATCTCAAATTAGCCGCTGCTATTCATGTCAAAGAGGATTTAATGAAATGTCCTACTCGTCAGGAAGCATTGAGGAAAATTAGATGAACACCTATCCAGTAGCAATTTTATGTAATAACTTTGAACAGGGATTTCAATGGGCAATTAGTAATATTAAGGATATAGATACAATTAATAGAACTTATGGATATATTGAAACTTTTTCCAAAACGGAATATCGATTAATTTGGAATTGGGAACAGGCTCAAGGTAGAGTATTTTCTGAATATATTGATGTGAGGGGTGATATGTTGTTAGAATATGTTAAACTGAGGATTAGAACTTGAACAAAAATGAAACAACAGTTCATAAGTATTGGCTAACTACTATTCTAACGGAGGCTCATACATTGAATGATTGGCAACGAGATTTTCTTGGAAATATTCGATTTCATCTTGATAATGGTCGTCCTATTACTGATAAACAGGAAGCATCATTAGAACAACTCTATGAGAAGGTAACTAGATGAAAATTATTAATTTTAAGGATGATAATGACCTAGAGATAATTATTAATTTTGATAATTTTACCTATACTAAGGGATTTAGAGATTCTGAAAATTGGCAATACTGGCTTGTATATTTCAAAAATGATGGTCCACTACGATTAAGCTGGAAGGAATTCGGTAAATTTGAAAAAGCTCTCCAGGCATTGATAGAAAATGAGTGAAGAAAGAAAATACGTCCCAGGAATGGGTAATACTAGTGCCAAACTACTTATCTTGGGCGAAGCTCCATCTAAACAGGAAACTGCTCTAGGGAAGCCATTTGTTGGTCCATCTGGTAATGAATTGAACCGGCTTTTATTTGATGCTGGAATTAATAGAGATAATTGTTGGGTAACTAATGTATGTAAATATGAAGTTCCTCCACCTGCTAAGAAAGAGAAGCGGCCATTCCATGTTCGAGCTAAAGAATATGGAATTGACATGGATGAACAATTACGTGAACTTCAGACAGAGATTACTTCTATTGGTCCAAACTGTATCCTCGCGCTTGGTGGGACTACATTATGGGCTCTAACTGGTAAAAAAGGAATTGGTTCATTCCGTGGGTCCATCATGCATGGTATGGGCCACAAGTTTGTCCCTACCTATCATCCAGCACATTTACTCCACGCGGCTGCTGGTGGTGAATTCAAAGGATATTGGAATCGCCAAGTAATGATATTTGATTTCAAACGTGCTCTGGCTCAGTCTCAGTTTCCAGAACTGATATTGCCTCAGAGAACTATTGAAATTTGTCAGAATTCTGCTCATCTAGCGTCATTTCGAGATAGATATAAAGATAAACGATTAATGTCTGTCGATATTGAATCAAATGGGACTTGTGTGCCCGTTTGTATTGGATTGGCATTCAATAAGCACCATGCAATGGTAGTTCCACTCTGGAATGAAGGTGGAATTAGTTCCATTCCAGATAGTGACATGGTTCAAATTTGGTCAATACTAGCTGAAATTTTGTGGGAAAAAGATATCATTGGACAGAACTTCAATTACGATAAAGATAAAATCCGTCGACTTGGATTTGTTATTCGTAAATTAGCCCATGATAATATGCTTAAAGCCTTCGCGATTAATCCTGAACTGCCTAAATCACAGGCATTCAATACTTCTATTTATACCGAAGAACCATTCTACAAAGATGAAGGAATGTATGAAGGTTCTTTGATGGATTTATTCAAGGGATGTGGTAAGGATGCTTGTGTAGCATTTGAAATATGCCATGCGATGGATGCAGACCTAGACGAACTAGGAATGCGTTCATACTACAAGAACTTCCTTCTCAAACTACCATCTTTCTATTATGATATCGAACAACAGGGATTCAGAGTAGACCCAATCGAGCGCGATGCACTATTAAGGAAATACATTGAATGGGATGAAAGAGTTAGATATGAATTATTCAAACTGGTGGGAACTGAAGTTAATGTTAATAGTCCTGTTCAAATAGCCGTGTTACTTTGGGATAATCTTGGTTTGCCTAGACGGGATGGAACTGGTGAAGAAGAAATCACAGCTCTACTCAATTCTCAGTCAGCAATCAAGAATCCTGAACATCGCAGAATTTGCGAACTTATATTGGAAGGACGACGAGTCAGAAAAAGTGTATCAACTTATCTCATGGCCCTACCAGATTATGACGGTAGGATGCGGACTACTTACTTTCCATGTTTGGATACTGGTAGAAGTTCCACAGGGCAGCAAGACCCTCCCATTAGACCCATCATTGAAGTTCGCGACTTTGAAGGTAAGAAAAAGAATAAAGTTTGTGGCATCGCGTTTCAAACAATGACTAAACACGGGGATATTGGTGCCGATATTCGTGGCATGTATATCCCTGATACTGATGAAGAAATATTTGTTCAAGCAGATTCATCACAGGCGGAAGCGCGAGTAGTAGCCCTATTAGCACAAGATGAAAAAACTCTGGAGATGTATGACACTAATGACATTCACGCTCTTACTGCTTCTTGGTTTTTCGGTGGCACTGAACGTGATTATTCTAAGAAAATTCTTGGATATGAACACCCAATACGATTTGCTGGCAAGACGCTTCGCCACGCTGGCCATTTGGGTGCTGGAAAGCGTAGGGCCGCAACAGAGCTTAATACCCAAGCTAGGAAATACGGAATTCCAATCACTATCACTGAAGCGCAAGCAGATGTAGCATTAGGAATTTTTCATACTAAATCACCAAAAATTCAACAGATATTTCAAGGTGGTATAATTAGTGTCATTAAAACCTGTCGACAACTTGTGGCTCCGCTTCCTTATGGTGTGCCCGCTGCAATGGGGGGAAAGAGAACATTTTTCGAGAGAATGGGTGAAGACTTATATAGACAGGCTCTCTCATATATTCCCCAACGAGCAGTTTCAGATAATACCAAAGCGGCGGGAATGCGAATTAAGGAGCGAATCCCAATTATTAAATGCGTCATGGAAGCTCATGATGCACTACTCTTTTGCATTCCTAAATCTAAGCTTACCACTTGGATTCCCATTATTAAGGAGGAAATGGAGAGACCAATCGACTTTAGCCATTGTTCATTGCCAAGACATGAATTGGTCATCCCTTGTGATATTGAGACAGGTACAAACTATCGTGACCTATCAAAGTTTAAAGATTTCAAACTTGAGTCTGCTCAAAAGATTATTCTTCCACAGAAATCTATCACGGAGCAATTTTTAGTATCATGAATTATAATCCAATCCCACGCGAGGTATGGTGTCCTCAATGTAAAGAGTATACTATTAGAGATGACCCTAATCCTACTTGTAAGAATTCTGATTGTAATGAACGCGTGTTAATCAGAGTAGTTTATTCATTGATAACAGGTGAGAAACTGACTGGAAGAAATGGGAAACTGGCTGAGTAGCATTGTTGACCAACATAAGGAATTAGAGAGTCCAAAATCCTTCTGGTATTGGTCTGCAATATCGGCAATATCAGCAGTAGTTAAGGACCAAGTATGGATGAATCGCCAAATTTACAATCTATACCCGAATATTTACGTAATGCTACATGCCGAATCAGGTATGAAAAAAGGACCACCCATATCGATGGCACGTCAACTGGTGAAACCAGTGAACAATACGCGGATAATCTCTGGACGTTCATCAATTCAGGGGATTTTGAAAGATTTAGGAACGGGATATACCCAACCGGGTGGCAAGGTCGTAAAGAAATCCGTAGCATTCATTTGCAGTTCAGAATTGAGTTCCTCAATCGTAGAGGACAAAGTAGCGACAAAAATTCTGACTGATTTATATGATAGACAGTATAATGTAGGTGAATGGCGCTCACTATTGAAAATGGAGTCTTTCGAGTTGAAAGACCCTACTATTACTATGTTAACTGCTACTAATGAAGCAATGGCGGAAGATTTCTTTACTCGTTCAGCAATCCAGGGAGGCTATTTTGCTCGCACTTTCATTGTCTATGAGACGCAAGGGCAAGCTTCAAATAGTCTTATGTATCCTCTTGCTAATCCGCCAAACTATGTGGACGCGGCGACGTATCTTAAGCAACTTGCCACTCTCTCAGGTGAATTTGCTCCTACTGCTTCACTTGAACAAAATGCTGAATACCGCTTCAAGATGGAGAGACATGGACGTAATCTCTACTTCAATGAAGTGGGTATCATCTATGAAGAATGGTATGATAAGTTCAAAGATATGGTTAAGTCTGTCGAAAAAGATGAGACAGGCACACTGAACAGATTCGGTGATAGCGTTTTGAAGGTGGCAATGTTATTGTCCCTCGCGAAATCACCTACACTCATTCTAAGTGAAGAAGCCATGCACGAGGCTATCTTTCAATGTGAGAAACTACTTGGTAATGTGCGGAGGTCTACTCTTGGTAAACAAGGAGTAAGTCAGTCCGCAATGCTTAAAACTATGATTATTATGGAATTATTGAATCGAAATCCACATCAAATTAGTAGAGTTGTTCTAATGAAGAAGATGTGGAGTCATTATGAGACGGCAGTAGAATTTGATGATATTATGCTGTCATTTCATAATGCAGGGATGATTATAACTAGTAATATTGGTAATGCTATCGTGTATGTAATGGACCCTGAACAGGCTAGTGAACTTAAAGATTACATGAAAGGTAAGGGAAAATCATGATTACTATGACTCGCGAAGAACATATGAATTGGTGTAAAGAACGCGCTAAAAATGAAATGACTTTCTACAAAAGAGCTAAAGAAGGAATTATTTCAATGATAAGTGACCTTAGTAAGCACCCTGATACTATTAATCATCCTGCTAAAATACTACTTACTATGGAATTAATGAGTTATCCTAATATGAGTATTGAAGAGGCTACTAATCTTATTGATGGGTGTAATTAAATGGAACCATCACTAATCATCATAATTGATACTGGAGATGGATTCATTAAGGCTCAACTTGCTGAAGTTAAAGAAAATGCAGATGAGGAACAGATTCCAGTTTACAAGCAAGTTGAGTATTATCATTCTCTTGAGTCTGCTCTCAACGATTGTTAGTGCAGAAACTAATCCATTACATTGGAAGGGCCATGAAAAACTAACTGATAATATTGGAACTGGATTAGTAGCTGGTCAAATGACATTAGGATTCATTGATGCTTATAAAAATAAGGAGATTAAATGTTGGGCACTCAGAAATAGTATTGGATTCGGTGCTAATGAAATACTTAAACATGTTATTCATCGTAATCGCCCTGATGGGTCTGATAATAAGTCTTTCCCAAGTATGCATACTATGTTTAGCACTGTTAATATCACTAAAGGATGGACTTATTCCATCACATTTAGCACTGGAATTTCTCGTATGGGCGCTAATAAGCATTACACAAGTGATGTGCTTGGTGGCTTCGGTATTGGAATGGTAACTAGAAGGGTATGTGATTGACTAAATTCTTTGCGAAAAATATAAGTGAAAGTTCATTTAAGTGGACACTTAATGGAGATGAAGAAAATTTAGAATTTGAAGCAGAAGTATTAGGTGATGAGTATCATACTATAGATGAACTATATAATCACCGTATGGTACTTAATATTGCATTATTTCATGCTTGGCATGAACTTACTACTCAATTTGGTGTAGGTGGATTATCTACAAATATTCAAGTAATGAAATCAAAACTTCACAATGATGGAACTATGTTTGAAGGTTATTTTATTGTAATGGCATTAACTCCGGTAGGACAAGTTAGTTATCACTACAAACTAGAATATTGGAATAAGTTTCAAATTCCTGAAGTAGAAAGAACTCCTGAATGGGATGGTCATAGTAGTCAAAATGTTCTAGAGAGACTGGAGAAATTATAATGGACCTCATTGAACTATCCAAGACAATTCGAGCCGATAATGCATCTAAAGGATTCGACCCTACTGAGGGTGGAGTAGAACGATATCTACTACTTACTGTATCTGAGTTGTGTGAGGCTCAGGATCAATTAAGAGATGGTTATGGTATTAATGAAATTTATTATAGTGGTGGTTTCACTGATGAAGATGGAGTCTGTTATAAAGGAACAAAACCAGAAGGATTTCCAGTAGAACTAGCCGATGCTATTATTAGAATTCTTGATATTCAGGCTAAACTTGAATTGACTATTGACCGACTAAATATGGACTATAATTTCCCACTTGAAAATTTGGAAAGCGAACTGTTGAAGACTATTAATTTCATTTCATCTACTTCATATAGTAGAACTTATTCACTTAACCTCGCGCTTACTCGACTCCTATCGATTGCTGATGATTTGGGTATTGATATTGAGAAAGTAATTAATGAGAAATTGGCTTATAATCGGACTAGACCGGCTAAGCATGGTAGGAAATTTTGAGTATTACATACGAAGAAGCAACTAAATCAGGTCCAATACTAGCTAGTAAATTGATAATTATTAAGAAAAATGGAGAGAAAACTGATTACACTCATGTTACTGAAATTAGGGCTAAGAATAATGTATTAATTATAAAAGGTGAAACTAATGATGTAGATAAAACTAGAATTAATGTTGTAAATTATTTTAATATAAAAGAACTCCACATCGGAATTATAGAGTTCTATAAGCCACCAGAATGATTAACATCTGCGTCTATAATGGTCATCTTATAGAAGTAGAAGGGGATGAGTTTGTCCTAGACGACCAACAAGATATTATTGAATTTCTCTTCTTTTTAATAACTAAAGTTAAATATTCAGGTAAAACTATCTGTCTTGAAAAGGTTACTGTTGTGGAAGATAGAAAACAGTTTGAGGAAATTGATAGATGGTAAAAATTATTCCACTCGGCACAGTCATTGTTCCTAATCCTAAAAGATATTGTTGGCTTAGATTAAGACGTCATAAATTTAGTGAACCCTTCAAAAGAGGAGTTAATAAACTTTCGGTATGGCGTTATTGCACAGAGTGTGGATGGATTTCCCTACTAAGAGTAGATGAAAATGAACCCAAATAGACATGGCAGTCCAACATTCTATTCACTATTAGATGAGTTGGCAAAATTACATGACGAAAAGAGTCATGACTACGCATCAAATGATAACCCTTCAGGTAACTATCATTTTGCTGGTGAGCTTGCGATGCTGTTTAAGCATTCCTCAAAGGATGCTGGCTTTGTTGGTAGGATTGGTGAGAAACTGTATCGTCTCGCTAACTTGGAGTCTTCTAGAAAGACGCCAAAGAATGAGACAATTGAAGACACAGAAAGGGATATCTGTGTAATCATCTGCCTGTGGATGGCAGATAGGCGGGATAGGCGTAATAAACCCAATCTATTACAGACTGAGTTACTAGACCTAATTACATTAATGCCTGATTCTCAGACACAAGAAATTATTGATTATATTCTTGAATTACGTAAAACTAGAAATAATTATAAGCAAACTCAAAAGTTAAGTTTGGATGTTCAAACTGAATCATGTATTTCTACTAGAAATGGTGATAGATGTGTTAAGTATGGTAAGCATGATATTCATCAAAATGAAACTGGAGAGTGTTGGAGATAATAGTTTAGGAAGGGGGACTCAATATCCCCCCTCCCAAATTAAGACAGTGGAGGAAATGGCGGACCTTTAATCACATAAAGAACCGCTAGTCCTGCTACACATACTTTAATAATAGTCATAACATCACTAGACATTTCAAATCCAACAATTCTCATGAATGGAGGAATTAAAGTATAAATAATGATAACACAAACTACAGCGATAAGAACACGCCAAATCAAAGCTGCCATTGATTAACTCACTTTCTTAGTTTTAGGAATCTTTCCACCATTATCGTGTAATACATGGAATCCATCCGGTCCCTGGATTCCGTAAGTTTCCCCCTTTTTAGGAACATAATCGACAGCATCCGTTCCAATGAGCGGACGATATTTCCCTGTCTTATCGTATACTACAAACTGTTTTCCTTTAACTTTCATCGATTTCTGTCTATTCATAGCTTCAACAGAAGCTGACGAATCACCAGATGCATTATTCTGAATATTACCTTCATCCACTAGTTCAAGTTCAGGACTAGGAGGCTTCCATTCAGTAGCAGGTGGAAGTTCATTTCCTGTAATAATAGGTTTATCAAAGTTGGGCTGATAATCACCAAAAATACTTCCATTAGTCGAAATTGGGGCCATCTCAGAAGCCCCAGGAAGGGGTCTAGGCGCCTCTAGGAGCGAAGTTCCCGCCATTGACGTAGGACCGGCCGGGTCTGATAGTCCGCTCGCTACCTGGCTCAATCCTGGCCCATTTGGAGGCATCCTAGTAGCAGGATTCGACATAGGGATAGTGGGTGGACCTTCAGGAGTATTCCATAGATTAGGTATATCATTAGGAATACTACCAGAAGTTCCCCAATCTGAAAATTGTAGGGGCTGATTGACATTTTGTAATTCATCAGCTAAATGAGTGATGGCATTTCCAGTAAATGGTTGTGGACCATACTCACTATTCAATGTAATACTAGGGTCTCTCGGATTCATTTCAGGATATGATACTGAACCCTTCTGAGGACCAGTGGGACTCTTTAATGATTGACTAGGAGTAAAATCGATAGGCTCAAACTTAGAATTAGGAACCAGTTCTGGAGTTTCAGTTAATTCAGGGAATGACATACTACCCTTCATATCAGCAGTGGGAGAAATAGTAGTAGAACTAGGAGTAAATGGAGTAGGACCATAATCAGAGTTACGCATTACTTTAGGTAGACCAGTCTGCTGTAGTTTATCAGCTAGTTTAGATATACCACTACCAGCCGCACGTTCAACTGATTCCATCGCGGGGATTGATACAGCGCGAGGAACTACTTTAGAAATAGGAGTATTAGTCTTAACTATATCACCAACAGCTTTAGCACCTTTACCAACAGTTCTCACACCTTTAGCCATACTAGCAACAGAAGGGGCAAATCTAGATAGTCCCTCAGTTACAAGTGGCTGACCAGTAATTTGACCAGTCATTTCACCAAATTCAAATGGCTTAGTTCCTGCTTTCTTAGTAGTTTCCCACATTTGACCAGGAGTAGCTGCTAATCCCTCACGAATTTCACTAACTTTTTCAGGATTAGTTGGCCTATATCCCATATTGAGAAGTCCACCAGTCATAGGATTAGGCAATTCCTGGAAAGTTTGAGAAGCATCCCACAAATTAGATGGAATATCTAGAATAGCTCCCTTCGCGAATCCTGCTAGACCCTTAAGTCCAGCCATACCAGATTCACTTACTCCAAAGGATGAATTGGAACCAAATGGATTAATTGAATCCAATACACCTTCACCCCAACTAGAGGGGGAATTAACTGGTTTATTTAGCCCACTACCAGGCTTAGGCTTAGTATGTTCCTTAATTACAGCAGCTATATTATCTTCTGATTCACCTGCATCAATCATTCTCTGAACAATAACTTTAATATCATCTGGCATTATTTACCTCCATACTTTTTCATAAGTTCATCAACAGAAAGTTTCTTAGGTGGAGTAGAAGTAACAGTATTAGTCATTCCATCAGTAGGCTGAAGAATCTTATTAAATTTCTCTCTGATTCTCTTAAGTTCTGCTTCAAATGCATCAACCGGAAGTCCAGGGTCTAGTTTACTAGCAGCATCTTCAAGAACACCAAGTTCTTTCAAATTAAGAGCACCAAAACCAGTAGCACCAGTTTTGGACTGTGCTTTCATTTCTGCAATAGTCTGAAGAACTAGATTAGCCTTAAGATTATTAATAGTTTTCTCACCTATTCGTGCCCTACTACCTGGAAGTTTATACATAGGAAGTAAACGATTAGCACCAACAGCAGCATTTACATCAGATGTAAGATGTCCTGTCTTAGTATCAAACATACTATCAATTGCAGAAATAACACCTCTAGCAGATTCCTGAATTTTCTGCAATTTAGCAGGGTCATTAGCTCCAGGAGTAGTAGAAGGTCCACCCATCTTAGTAACAGGACCAGTAGGCTTACCATTCATAGTAACTGGAACTACTTCACCAGTTATCTGATTAATTTTAACTGCCATCTGTTTAGTAGGGTCATCTGGATTAGGAATACTGGCAATTTGCCAACCACGCGTCTCGGCAATGTTTTCCCTACCAGTCTGTCTAACTCCCTCAACATCCTTCTGACCCTGAATCTTAGTATCAATTTCTTCCATAGCATTATCATGCTGTAGATGCAGCTTATCATTTTCAGTCATTGAACCAGATGGAATAGGCTGACCATTTTCATCAGTCAATGTAGTAGTTTCCTTAGTATTAGGGTCAATAGCAATGATATTTCCACCCTTAGGCATAACAATCTTAGCATTAGGATGCATAACTTTGAATTCATATACAGCAGCTCTATGAGCCTTAATATCAATATTAGCTTTATTATTCAAATTCTTCATTTGGTCAGACTTTGCGCGTAACTGTTGCGAAACAGTTTGATACGCGAGAGTTCTCTCATTTACATTATTCTGACGTTCCAAATCAGCAGCATGCTGAGCAGGTGCAATCTGATTCTTCCAATCAGCCATTGCATTAATATTAGGCTGGTCAATTACTTCATTAGCAGCACTCATTCCGCCAGGACCAAATGCTGTAAGTCCTGCCGCGAGAGTCCGAAGGAATGATGGACCCTGACGCGTGGGCATATTACCAATTAGTTCATTATATCTATCAGATGCTTCATGTTCTGGCTGATAGATATTATTCATCATAGTAGGGACATCCATTTCCTCTTCTTCTGGTGAAGGAGTAGGAGAAGTAAATGATACATTTTGATAAGGAGTAGTAGGAGGCTGATTACCCCCAAATAGTGACCTAAGTCGAAGATTTGATAGAAAATCCATTAGTATACCGGCCCCCCACCAATGTCAGTTGCACTCATGGGAATACTTCCACCATTCTTACCAGCATAGTATTGTGCAATATAGGGCGCAACAGTTCCACCAACTCCAAGAGCAGTTTTCCACCAAGGAGTTCCTCTATTCTGATTAAGATAATCCTGCATAGAATTAACACCACTAAGTCTTGAAGCCAATAGTCCAATACCCTGATTATTACGCTGACTTTCTAGATTACCACGCAATCCATACGCATTCATTACCTGATTTCCAAACATATTAGCCATCGCGGGAGTAGTTCCATATAGACCGGTCTGTCCCTGCAATGAACCAAGTTTAGCTGAATTATACATGGACCTGGCCTGTAGTTCAGCATTCTGATTAGCCATTTGAGCACTAAGTTCTCTACCAGCTTCATCACTACTAAGACCACCCATAGTAGAACCAATATTAGTAAGACCACCAAGACCGGCTAGTTTACCCTGTCTAATATCTTCAGCAAGTCTTGCGTTAACATTAGTCATGGCATCAGCCATTTGACCAGGTTGTTCACGCTGAGCCTTACTTACAGCAGCAATATAATTAGGTGAACCTGCATCACCTCCAATAGACCTAGCACGATTCAACTCCATCATCGAGTTGTTATAAGCAGCTCGAATAGGAGAAGTTCCACGCGCTCTTAGTTCCTGAATATCTTGATTGCTATAACCACCAGTGTTAGCAAATTCTCTATAACCAGGAGCAGCTTCGCGTAAATAACCATAAGATTCATTTAGTTCTCCTGGTCTAGAATAATTAACTTTACTAAAAGAAGGACTGAGACTATTTCCAAAATCTCTATAACCACCCATAATATCGCCATAATCCTCCATCTGGCGATATGATGTTTTATTGAATAAATCATTATAATTCTGACTAATTGGCCCCATCTCATTTTCAAGAGGAGAGGGCTGCTGAGTCCTATTATATGCATTTGTAGCCTGAGTGTTAATATCCTGCAACTGCTGCGTAGTTGCTTGCTGCTGCTTCTTTTTATCCTTTCCCATTATGGCACCCTCAGACTTAATGCTCTACTACGTTCTGTGAATCCATGTTGAATCAAGTGGTCAGCGTATTCATTATTCTTAACGAACGCATGAAGTTCATGGATTCCATTAGTTCGACATGCTTGCATTCCAATATCTTTAGAACGAATTAGAGCACGTCCAATTTTAATTCTACTCTTTTCTTGATTAGTAACTAAAATTTGTTCAGCAATTGGTTCAACGCCACCTGCTATAACTATATCATCATTTTCATCAAGAATTACATATCTACAGAGATAATTAGAGAAGAAATTAGGAAATTCAAATTCAGAATAATATTTATCATGTAGCTCTTTTATTCGTCTAATATCACTTAATTCCATTCTTCTATAATGCATCATGGACCATCCCAAATCACAATATTCTGAGTAGGTCTAATGTCAATATGAGTAAAAGTAGTATAAATACCTAGTCCTCTTACTCCTAGTTCCATCCAATTAAGTTGAATAAATTTCTGAACACTTTTAGGTGTTGCAGATGAATGAGCAATATCTAATGCCATTCCCTGTAAGTGATAACTATTAGGTTTACCACCCACCTTACGATTATAATCAACAGTGCGATAAGCAGAATGAATTTTAATAGAACCATCACCAAGACTCTTTCTAATATTCTCAAATACTTGAGCTAATCTGTAAACTCGTCCATCCTCTACAAATTTATGGGGATAACTAGTTCCATCTTTACAAGCTAACTCATTCCAAGTGAGATGTTCAGTGGGACCATTAACCGAGGACACTTTCATCACCATCAATGGTAAGAACTAGAATATTATTAGTGCCCGCGAATGCCTGGAAAATTTCAGCGGCATCCAACACATAATAACAGAAATGGTCAAGAATTGAATTCGCTGGAATACTATACGCATCAAAGATTCTAGTTCCTGCCGCGTCAGCACCAATTGATGCAGTAAATGTTACGGCGGAACCAGATGGATTCTGAATATGAATATGACGAATAATTGTCTTAGTAACTGACGGCACAGTATACTTAGTAGCCGCAGCATTACTTACTTGAGCAGGTCCAGCTAATCTTTTAGCGATGCGAGGCATTACTGTGCTCCTACTCCCCAAAGTTGTCTAACAAATGCATTAAAATCTTTAATAACAGCAAGATTAACAGCACCTCGCGAAATATCATACAACTGATTCAAATCCGCGATTGCTGATTTCAAAATAGCTACTTCACCGGCTGTATATCCAAGTGCTACAAGAGTTGGGTCAGCAGTAGCATCAAAATAACTTTTAAGAATAGCTAAATCTCGAAATACTTTCTGATAGTCACGAGCTAATTGGCCCATTCGACTATCAATTTCGCTCTTGCCAACTGTAATGCCAATGCTCATGTTTTATTTCCCCTGATTATGACCAACAATTATGACCAACTTAGTTTCATCCATCTACTAAGAATTGAGTCATAGAAGAAAGATACTACTTGATATTGATTAATAGTAAAATTAGATGATAAAGGTGCATAAATTCTATTTGCCGCAGTTGCTCCAGCATCTTCATGATTGAATTGAAGTGCAAAATTACTCATATTTACAATTGTAATAATCATTCCAGCAGTTTGAGCAACAATTCCTTTAATAACCCATGCAGCAGTAGGAGTTACTGAAAAATAGAAAGTAGAACCAAGTCCGGTAGGATTCCATGCAGTTTGGTCTGCTGTTAATGAAACTGATACTAAACTTTGATTTACTACCCCTGCAAAATTTCTTGTATATAGTGGAGTAGCTCCAGTTCTAACCCAATCCATTACACTTGAAGCACCTGCAAAACTATCATCAAGAACTTGGATAATAAATCGAGTTCCTGAGAAAATCAAAAATCGCCAATATTTCTCATTAGAACCTCCACCTGAATCTCTCCATACAGCTTGTGGAGTATTAGCATCGAATGTAGTAATACCAGCTGTAAATGTCCACGCGCCACTAATAGTTTCTGTATCAGCAACACGAGCTAGAAGATTATCATTATGTAAAGCAGCTTCAGGAATTAATCCTGGATTATTTAGACTGATTAAAGGAAATAATTCAATATTCTCATTACTTTCTTCAAACCAATATGGAGCAGATGCTGGTGAACTTGTAGCACCTCGCGGTCCTTGTATACCAGGTGGCCCCATTAATCCTATTTCAGATTCTTCATTATTATCAATCATTAAAGGTAAAGCAGTATGAATTACAGTTCTACCATTTGGTGAATGTTGAAATTCAATTCCTTGACCAGGAAGTAATTGTCTAGAATTAGGTAGTGCTCCTTCAATATCTTTTGTATAGTAACTGGCAGCAGCTAGTCCACCACCTCCACTACTACTTCCAGTTGCAGCAGCTAGTTCATTAGCTGTATCCTGTAGATTATCAATTAATTGATTAATTACCTGATATAATGGATGGTCCTTCTGACTTAGACCAGTATTTAATAGTTGAGATTTAAGCCTCGCAAAACCTTGTGGATTTAGAGCCATTTCTTAATTCTCACATTGGGTATTCCATAGCAACTGGTTTAGCAAATATGATAATTCTACGAATTAGAAAGTTTTCATTTATTTCTTCAACTCTACCAAATAGTCTAGTTCTCTGAGATTGATAATTAGACAATCGAGTAGGTTCAATTCGATTAGTAGAAGTGATAGGGAGTGAAGCTAATTCCTGATTAGTAATGTTATCTAGTCCTTCAAGACGCATTAAAAAGTTACCCCCGCCAGTGATGCGGAGTCTAACTCCTACAATATGATGTTCTTGTTCTGGCCCACTTTTCTTAGCCACCAATATATCCTGTCTTGAAGGTGGGGTCAGGAATTTCTACATCTACACTCGGCTGTCCAGTTTGTCTATCAATTAATGTATCATTTAGTTTCCCAGGAATAAGTGTATAAATACCAGAAATATCTTTTAAGAGAGTAAGTGACGGCACACCGCCAAGAGTAAGTCCGCCATTACCAAGAACATTGACACCTTGAAGAGGCTCAGGGTCTTCATACGGACCATCAGGAGGAACACAATCAGAAGGGTAATAAGTGCCGTTATTCCAGCCAAGTGTATCTCCTGGAATTACAAATACATTATAAACCACACCATTAGTGTTCAGAGTGGATGCTACAGTGATAGTATCAATTCCACCAGCTGTAATACCATTAACAGTAGTAGACATACCACCAATAGTTGTGCTATTAGCACCTGAATGAGTTGGGTCACGAAATACCGCGCCACCAGCAGTAGTAGGAATAACCATCGCGAATAGTGGAAATCTACCGGCCGCGGGAGTAAGAGGAATTACTCTAGCTCCAGCACCATTACCAGTATATGAGAAAATTTGTGCCATTACATTTGGACAGTTCTCCTCAGTAGAACGCCAGAGACTATATGCAATCTGTTCAACCCCGAAGTGAATACCCTGTTGACTAGTAAATGTTCCTACTCCAAAGGAACCAAAATTAGTAATTTGGCTACCACCCTGAAGTAGATTACCATTATTACTAGTGCTACCTGGACCCTTTACATAGGAATTATCAGTTCCATCAGGAGTTCCAGTCATAGTTTCTGAAGTAATGAATCCCATTCCAGCAAGGAAGGAATCATCAAGCAATATATTAGTAAAGGAAGATAGAGCACTCCCATGAGAATATACTCCAGAAAGAGTAAATCTCATTCCAGGATCACAAAATGCAAAATACTGATAAACTATAGTATTTGAATTACAATTGATATTAGTTCCATTTACTGAGAATTTACAAACTCCATTAATATCTGCCCACACTCTAACCTGTGGATTAGCATCTCTAGTAATACCACCCATGTGGGGAGCAATCATTCCACCATGAAAAATTACAGGAGCAGTTGGAGCACCAGTAGTAGCACGAATAAATAGGAAATGACACGGACCAGGAAGTAGAATTTCCTGATACGTTCCATTACCTACATAAGTTGCACCTACAGCGAAAACCGGTGAATAAGGAGTCGCGGGGATATAACCCCACATTGATTTAGCATAGTGACAGTTATGTAGAAATCCTACTCTAGTTACAGGTTCTTCAAATGATGGGTCATCTTCTGGACCCCATACACCAATTTGTTCAACAGTAGCTTGTAGTGAAAATGTAGTGTCAAGATTTGCATCAGCAGATTTAGATTTGACAACACTAAAAGGTTCAATTACACCCGGCAAATCACTACTAGGTCTATAAAGAACCGATGTGGCAGTTGGACTACTTGACTGATTAACCGTAGCTAATACAGCAGCTCCACCTGCAATTTTATAACCAAGTTGACCATCAGTGCCCAAATTCACGCTAGAAGTTTGACCAACTACAGCAGCAACTACACCTGCAACTACACCTACAGTAAGAGAATCATCAGAATAATCAGTTAATCCTTCAAGCACTGCACCTGAAGTAGAATTAGTAAGAGTTGAATTAGACTGTTTCTGTGGTGCAATACCCTGATTTAGAACACCTCGCGAACCAGCCCAAGTTCCTAGAGTAGCTGAATCACAATTAGCCTGAACAACATGACTACCAATATACCAATCGACAGAATCAAGAGACTCAACACCTAGAATATTAGGAACATCAGCACAAATCCAATCATCAAAATCAAGTTCAATTACGTTATCAGAAGGTCCATCCCACTTTCCAAGCTGTGAACCAAGATGGAAAGTAGTTTCATTCATATTATTTCCAGAACTATTAGTATGAGTATTAACGAGAACTCCATTTAGATAAGTTCTCATTCCTCCATTAGTTCCTACTCCTGAATCATACTTCAAGAGAAGGTCAATTCTAGTCCATTCATTAATAGGAAATGCAGCTGGTATAGTAGCAATAAGAGTCTGAACTAGAAAATTACTAATTGCATAAATTTCCAATGCTCCACTAGTGCTAATTTTCAATCCCATTCCAGGATTAGCTAGTGGATTACCATCACATCGCCAAATTCCCATCGAACCTAGTGTAGGATAGACCCTCGCGCGTAGATAAAATCTTTCCCATGAAGTATGTGGAGTGAATGCTGCAATATATTCAGCAACTCTCCTAGTCATTGTATTTGAATTATTCTGCCCCCTAAAAGGCATACCAAATCCATCAATAGTTCGCGAAGAATCCCTACAAGAATTCTTACCAGGTGTAGTAAAACCACCTTCATTAGGTTCAAGTAATTCAAATCCAGTAATCCAGCGGCGGGGTGGAATAGGAGTAACTGTAGGAGCAGAAGTAGCATTAAAATTCATAAATTGAAGAGTGCAACACCACCTAAAAGTAGTAGGTTCAGCACTCGCAGGGAATACTGAAGCAGGATTACCAGCTTGAGCAGGAACAATTACTTGAGGAACAGTTCCATCCATAAATATACCGGATGGATTAGGAGCACTAATTTGAACAGGAGGAACACCAAGAGTGAATGGAGGATAACCAATCAATCCATGTGAACCTTCAGTAATAGCACCACCTGGAGGTGGCCAGGGCATACCAAATATTCCAGAAATTTCAAATGGACTAGCATAAATCATTCCCTTGCCTTCAGAAATAGCTAGGGCAAGCTGATATTCAGCTTCATCAGTGAAATAGGCCGCGAAGTCAACGTAAGATATTCTAGCCATTAGAACTGACTCTGAACAGAATAACGCGGAATAATACGAATAATGCTACCTGTCTGAGGTGCAAATGGAATTACTCCAGAGGGAAATCTCTCAGCCCACATAAGAGCATTATCAGAATCACGAGTAATATAGTAACCATAAACAGTTCCGGGAGCATTAATAATATCAGTAAAGGTCCATGATTGGAATGGATATACAGCTACTGTTGGTTCCCCAATAGTGATAACCCAATTAGCGAATGTAAGTGGCTTAGTAACATAACCACCACCAATAATTTCGGTATAACCCGCAGTCGAGTCACCATGCGCGGGAATCTTATTATTTCCATATAACCTAAGAGTCAAAGCTGTATTTAGACGATTATTAATAACTTCAGATTCCTGGGAATCCGGAACTACTTGTCCCATATGTCACCTATAACTGGTCGCAACCAAGAAGAAGTTCACTGACATTAATCAGTGCCAAGGTATTGACCTTGGTGTCGAATGTCCAAGGACAAAATCTAATATTCTTAGGGTCCAATCCATTACTATAATTGATATACATAACATTACGGTCAGTTGTAACGTAATAAATATTTTGATTAACAGTATCATTTACAATTTGAATTCGCCTAAAATTATTCTTAAAATCTTGAGCGAGCCATGTAGATTGAATCTTATTAGTTAATTCGGGTGAAATAAATCTACCATTAAAAAGTGTAAGACCCTTATAAGAACCAATAATTAGAAAATCGATATTACTTTCACCAGCATCCAAAACAGTAGCAATAGAATGAACTCCAGCACCCATACCATTATCGATAATAGTAAGAGGCCATGCTGTTGGGTCATCGTCATTGTCAACGAATGAAACAGTTTTATTTCTCTTTGTGACATAAAGAATATCTCTCATTTCAGCTGCATTAGTAATAGGATTTCCATCAGGTGGCACCTGAAGTATTCCTGTAATCTGATTAAATGCTTCAGGTTCACCCACAGATGATACACGAACAGTAGAAATATTAGCATATTCAGTATAAATAACTAACCGATTATGATAAGTAGTAAGTCCAACACCAGCAGGAATATTGTCAAAATTATCAAGTAAGTGAGTAGCATCAAGAAGTAGGTCAGCATCAAAGAAAGAAATTCCATTAAGGAATGTAACTGTGTTATTGGGAATAGTCGCGCCAGGGATGAAAAATAGGTCATACCCTTCTACATTTCCATCATATGATTGAATAACTTTAGAAGCAACAATATGCTTCTTCACCACAAATGAATTGGGTGAATTAGCGACGTTAGTAAAGTTAACAGAAAAATTAGCAAGAGTAGTAAAAGCCACGAGTCCGGCCGGCTTGGTGAGGTATCCGGTGTCGGTTTCATAAACATACCCAAAGATGTGTAGCCCAGCATCCGTAAGACCACCAGCACCAATAGCAGGAGTAATAGTAACTGTAGGCCCAGCTCCACCCGCGCGTCTAGCTGTAGTGCCATCACCTTTATAAACATAAAGAAATTCATTTTGGAGTCCTCTTTCTCTGTTCAATCCACTAATTAGTTCTGTAGTGAAAGGGGTGATATAAGCTCTACCACCATAAGGAACGAATCCAAAATCTGTCATAGTAGGAATTGTAAGAACAGGTCCAAAAATAGTGGTTTTATCCACTACATGGAAAATATTACCACCTGCAACAAGAACTAGAAGTGTATTCTTATCCGTAGTAGGATAATTATACATCCTAAGAATATGAGAAAGTGGAGATGCTACTTCCTGATGTCTACCAATTCCATCCCGCGAACCAAATGCGGAGGAACCTACAAACTTAAGATTAACACATTCAGTAAAATGGTCTAGAGGGACTTCTTCTTTATCACCACGATCCCACAAGCCATTGAATTGTTCAAGAACTATAGGACTATGATCTCTCATCCGATATACCCCCTACGCTTATAGGCTGAGCGAAAGGGTCTACGTCTAACAGTAATTTTCTGCTTACCTTTAACACCAATTCCTACTGAACGGTCAAGTGCGAGAAGTGCTTGATTATTCAATGATTGAGAAGAAGTAATATTTCTTTCAATAAATTCTGCCATAAGACCAGCAGTTCTAAATTCAAGGAAAGTCTGACCATTTATTACATTAATAATAGAACTCTGGTCAACTACAGGACTAAATAGATTACGTGTATAATCAATTTTAATATCATTAGCTTGAGTAGCAGGAAGAACCTGAATTGTATTATTCTGCCAAACATAAACTAAGAACATATTCGTATTAATTCCTTCCAAATAATGTGGAAGAAATAGTCTACGAGTCATTGGAGTCCAAATATTCTGACTATGTTGACTTTCCCACACTTGTTGAGGCTCAATCATATCAGATGGTAATGCAGGCTGACCCACAGCGTTGTAAGAAATAGTAGTATCACCAATAGACATAGCAATGATAGCAGAGACAATATCTGTGCAAGAAATATTGTTAAGCTCAAAAATTTCCTGTAGTTCAGCCAATGCAATGTTAATATATGGAACTTGGACTGCGTAACCATAGTTAGTCTTAGCGGTATCATTAAGCAAGGATACAGCAGCATCCATAACCGTTTGTGCAACTAGGTCTACAGCAGCCATGATTCACCTACGAAGCGAATTTAATATCCTTAGCCTTCGGATGTGACTGGTCAATTGCACGACATGATGCACAAACAGGATAGTCAGGATTCTTGAGTGAACCACACGCAAAGCAACGCTCCATAGCAGCCATCTGGAAATCTTTTAACCAATCCTTATTATTCAGATTCAGTTCGCGAGCAGCAATTCGCATATCCTCATTAATAGTTCGAGGATTACCATTAGAAGTAGCCCAAAGCATATCTGCAAGATGAACTAGTTCCATGTAAAGATTCTTCTGCTTCGCGGCAGCCTTATTCACCGCATCAGAATACTTAAGTTTAACAGTCTTGGAATCAATTTCACCAGGAATGAAGAATAGACCCGGCATCTTAGAGCCCATATCACATCCAAGAACTCCATTACAATAGTCCTTAACAATAGAATCAGCAATCTGAATACTAGAAACAGGAATTTCAATTAGCTGTTGTTCAGCATCAATATCTCGCCACCAAGATGATGGACCAACAACTAGAACAGCAGGATTATCAAAAGAACCAGCAGGAATAATGAACCGTCCAGGTTCAATAGTGACTTTCTTTTCATCAATTTCTTTAGGATAAATACTAACAACAGTAGCCCTATCCAAGGGATTGATTGGACCACGGGCAGGTTTGCGAAGTCTTTCATTAAGACCAGGAAAAGCACCTACAACACTCATTTGATTGTCCCATCTCCATAATTGGAAGGCACTACAGATGCCTCACCAGTTACTGTTCTAAGAAGAAGTCCAGATTCATCACCGAACAGTTCTTCAACCAATTTATCTGTTCTTTTTTCAATTGCCTCAGGAGTATTACCATTTTCCTCAGGTTCAATATATCTATGTAGTGAACTTTTACCTTTAACAGCATTTACTGCATCAATTATGAATTTACAAGCTTCAAAAGTAGGAATAATTGGTCTACCTAATGAATCTGAGAAATTCCACATACATTCATATGATTTTTTAACACCACAAAGTTCATTTTGTTGAAATTCCGGAACAATTACCCAATTTTCGAGTAAATATCGGTCCTTAATATATGAATATTTCTTAAACTCCATTACTTGTGGAGTCAATAATTGAATTCCACTAGCAGTTACATCACTCTTCCTTTTTTCATATTGGTCTTCTGACCATGAGACACGCCACATTGGACACATATCATCAGTTGATATCCCAAAATGAGATTCTAACTGACGATTTAGTTTTTTAATATCAGACGGTAGCTCTAAGGGCATTCAACTCTGCCTTTAGTGTCCAATATTCATTAGGAACACGACTATCAACAGGAATATTAGATTCTAATCCACCATGAATTACTAGAATTTCAGACAATTTCTTATGAATCTCCATAATACGATTATGACGAATATCTTCTGGACTTTCAACTACTTTAACTGATTCTACTGTTTTAGCCATTTTATCTCCTGAATGTAATTGGAGGGTGGGATTTTACCCCACCCCATCAATTTATCCAATCATTAAACAGTGGGAGGAGGAGTAGCTGGGGTCCACTGTGAAGCGATACCCTGCAACTTACCCTTTAGAGTCACCAATTCACTCTTAACATCATCCAGACCAGCACCATCTGGAATACGAGAAATCAAATCATTGACATCATCTGCCAATTCATTAGTAGTAGCATTAATCTCAACTAGTTCCTGCTTAATTTCAGCAATGGTTGTCATCATCTTCTCCTGTTGCGAAAGAATCTTATCTACTTTTGCCTCAAGAGTAGTGGAATGATGAACGTGAACATGAACGTGCAATTCCATTCAACTACCCCAAACTATGCGTTTATAGTATGCGCATCCCACTCATTACTAGACACCAGAGTTGATATACCACTTATCAGTCAGTTTACTATAATACATGTATACCGACCGATTAATAACAGCAGAAATACCAACTAGAATATTCCCCGCGGCACTAAGAACAACAGTTCCGCTAATAGGAATAAGAATCAGATGCTGATTAAATCCCTTACCCAAACCAGGGATAATAGTATCAACCTGAGTAGTGCCAGTGAGCTTCAAGACATCGGCCTTAACAGGACCGACAGTTGCAGCACTAGCAGCAGTAGTTTCGGATAGTCTTGTGCTACCGTTGCCAGGAATCATAAATTATCCAACAGGAACGTATTTGGCACTAACAGGATTATAAACAAGCAACATAATCTGACCAGCTACCGAAGCAGTAGCAGTCAAAATATTACCAGCTGCTGTCACACCAGCCACACCTGCGAACTGAATCGCAATCATATGAAGACCAGTAAGAGGAGGAGTAATAGTAACAACAGCAGTATTACCAGTGAGCACCGTTAGAAAACTAACAGGAGCAATGGTAGCTGCTGAAGCAATAGTCTGAGGCTTCTGCTGAAGGAGACTCTGAACAGTAGAGAAATCCTGGAACTGAACTTCAGGCATTTTATCGATTTCCTTTCTAACCGCTAATTAATAGCCGGTTGGAACTGCGAGGTTATCGATATACGCAGTTGCAGCAGGATTGCTGACGAAAGTCTGCATACCATTCACCATATAGAAAATATCAGCGGTCAAAATACCACCAGATGGACCACGAAGTTCAAAAATCTTACGACCATCAGTAGTATAGAAGCCAATAGGAAGAATTTCACCACGGCCCCATACTTCATCAACAATAAAGTCAATACGAGTCTTATCCCAGTTAAAGGAAACCTTAACTGGAGCACCAGCCATCTGCATTCCTTCACCGAAATACAGATTCAGCTTTTCATCCTTAGCAGTCTTCTGAATAATAGAAACTAGTTGTCCAATCTCCTCATAAGCCTGCTGCTGACAAGGATGCATCCACGCATCTGGACTGAAAGTATTATCAATACCAACACGATTACCAATTTTATTCATCGAGAGTCGAGCCAATGGCAACGACAATGCAGATGAACCAGCATTCACACGATTAGAACGAATCTCAGGAGTAGCACTACGGCTAAATCCGAGCCACGTTCCAGTCGATGCATTAGAGTGATGGTAAGGCACACCATACAGTGCGGGAAGCGAAGTAGGTGCAGAAATACCATTCGTAACAATCAAATCAGTAGCAATCACACCAGCAATCTGTGGAGTGATATTAATAGTCTTATTCTCAACATCCCAGAAAGTGATGACACCAGAACCTCGCAATGTAGCGAGAGTAGCATCAAAGATCTGGACAGTCTGACCATAGCGCATTAGTCGAGCGCCAAAGCCATCAGTAGTTAGAGTGATAACGTTGGAACCACCAGCAGGAGTATCAGAAGTAACCGTTCCAATGACTCCATTACCTGGCTGCATCATCTGTGCATCAAGCTGTCTCCTGAGTTCATCAAGAGCAGTCGCGGTCAGACGACGAACAGAATTAGTAATAGCCTTACGCTCGTCATCAGTAGACCACTGAGAGAGCTTGGTATATTCAATATTCTCACTAACAAAAACGCTGTTAAGAACAGCCTTATCGAAAGTCGGACCACCACCACGACCAAGGTCGCCACCATCAGCATTGAAATACTGGAAGGAGCCACCAGGACGTAGTTCAAGAGGAACTCGCATCTGCCGATTGGAAATCTTTTCTACGTCGCGCTTCTTAATATTGGCGTAGAACTTATCATCCCGCTCGAACAAGACACGAATCTTCGGTAGCACACGCTCCAATTCTAGTGCTGCTACCTGTGCTTCGGTCTGTGCCATACTAACTCCTATGTCCAAATAACTCGCAAGCCATTAACTACGCCTGCTGAATTCAGGACAAAGCTTGCAGGAGGTGCTGATGCATCGAAAGAAATACTAGTAGGGTCCGTTTTGTGAATTGGAATACCAGTATCACCCGCGATACCTTTAAGTGTAAGTGCTTGAGTATTACCCGGTGGCGGGACTATAGTTGCACCAAGGGGTGCGGTTCCCCCAGTAGGAAGTGTAATGGTATTAGCACCAAGAGCAAGACTAAAAACATCTACATCGCCAGGCGCGTTAGTATTCTGCGCTGCCGAGACAGACGTAGTGATAGCGATATCACCAGTCATGACGATGGCGATGCTTCTCTGCGATGCTACTGCCATATAACTCCTTTACCGCTACTCTAATCCTGTGACAGGAATTCGAGGGTGCTTACTCCCCGCGGAATATCAGAGGGCTTTGTTACTTTGCCACTAGAACTGGGACGTGGCCGTCCAGAATTAATCGGACCCCTCTTATTTTCCTTTTCTCCATTATCATCTTTCACATTTTTACCCATACCTCGCAAGGCTTCATTTCGGGCCTTTTTAATGACTGTAGGCAACAGTGATTTAGCCTTTGCAAGATATGCCGACCTAATTTTCCCCACACTTTCTGGAGAAAAATTATTCTGTTGTGCATTCTGCCAAAGTCTATCAGTAATGGAGCGGAGTCGCTTATCACTACCAATAAGTTCTCCGACTTGACGCATTACTTCATTGACAGCATGCTTCTTAACGAATGAAGTCATTGATTCTTTTGGGTCAATGTTTGCTTCAATCGTGTTCTTAAGGACATTATTTACTTTAGTATCAAGTTCATTCACAAGGGTAGCATAACGCTGCTGTTCAAATTGCATTTGACGTTCATTAAGTTCATTCTCATTCTTATTCTCAGTTCGAGGTTTAGCAAGATTAGTTGGACCAGTATACTGACTAGTTCCAAACATAAATTGCTGAACTATAGCAGCAGCCGATTTAAGAGCTTCATTACTAGTCCGATTTGATTCAGCCACCATATTGTAGATGGCCTGCTTCATAATATTGCCCACTACATGAAGGTGAGCCGCGGGGTCCACCTTAGCCAATGTGGGAAGATAGTTATCAACAATCTGAGCAAATCCTTCTTTATCATTCTTATGAATAGAAGCAAGGATTGGCTCAATGTTACCTTGCTTTACATCATTTTCGAGTGCATTAAGCACACGAGCACTATGAACAGCATTATCAGCATCTTCAATAGTTGCAAATCGTTCAGTGAACTCGCGTTCACGATAATATGCCTTCTCAAGATAAGGAAACTTCTTGAAAAGGTCAGGATATGCCTTAAGAATCTCCTTACGTGAAACAGGAGAAACTAGTTCAAGGTCTTCATCAGTAGTTTCTTCATTAAGTTCCTTTTCAATTTCATCTAATTCATCTTCATCTTCATCATCTTCCTTTTCTTCCTTATCTTCATCATCCTTCTTACCCTTATCCTTAGTTTCGGGAATTTCCTTATTTCCCTTATCAAGTTCTAGTTTTTCATCATCAGTTACATCTTCTCCTAGAATTTCAATAATATCTTCCTTACTAACACTTCCACTAGATGAAGTTTCTCCCATACCCGAGGGGAGTTCATCAGGACTATAAAATTTAGACTTCAGCAGAAACATTCTCTTCTCCAGTTATGGGCGTATTGATATCTTCGATGGGCTGCTCAGTCTGTGCGCCATCAGGATTCTGTGCAGCCATTGCAGCCCCTTCTTGACCCATTAATTTATAATGTTCATAGCCATGAAGGAGAACGTTTTTATATCCCTCGGGATTATCAATCTTCGCAATTCTACCAGCTTCACCTACTACCCATCCACGAACAATTTCAAATTCAATTTCATGGGAATCATATACAGGGTCAATTTCAACACTAGATACTTCTGTAGGTTGACCGGTCATTGGGTCCATATCTTGCAATGGTGCAGAATTAAGGAGTTCCTTGATTTCATCATACTGTTTATTTCTATCAGCTTCACCGGGAACAATGAAATCATTAAGACCAATAGCCTGACGAATTTTAGGTAGATTCTCAGGGGCACCAAGAATAGCCAAAACTTGAGGATTAGCAGCCTGAAGTAGAATCATAATGATATCTTTCTGCTGAGACCAAGTCAGCGGAAGATTTTCATTAGCTTCTAGCTCGATTTTGCCAATCTTACCTTCAAGTTCAGCCTTGCGAATAAATACGTTGATAAAGTTACCATTAGTATCAAGTCTAACATCTTTTTCATCTTCCTTTACTTCTTTAATGTAAGCAGGAATTGCCTTACCGAATACATTTTTCCACATGGAGGTGAGCATCTTCCATGTATTCTGTAGCCTCTGTAGCGCCTGCGCGCGAGACATTGAATACTCAGAAGCTGTTCCACCACCCTGAACTGCTCCACCAAACAAACTTGGCAGGGCACCTGATACAAGTTGTGCCAAGCTTTGAATATTGTCTGCAAATGGCATTACTTCCGGTGAGAGTGTAGCAGTTTTAGCCTGATAGAAGCCATCACTTAAACTCTTACCAGATTTAGGTGTAGCTTCATAGACACCACCAGGAAGTGCTTCCTGCTGCTGATATCCATCAAAATCAAGCACACCAGGGTCAGCGAATGTCTGACCAATTCCATGTTCAATAGTCTGAAGAATTAGTGAAATTAGGTCAGAAGTAATTTCCTGAACTGAAACAAGTAGCAAACCAAGTGGGTCATAGTGAATATAATCCGACAATGGATTATAAGTAAGAGTCCAACAATCATCAAGAGTTTCAGGAACAGCATCAGCCAATTCATCATTGACATGAACAATCTTCACACCATTAGGATACTTATCTTTAAGAAAATTAACATCATCCTCATCCTTAATAATATTGAATGCAGCAGGTCGAAGCCAAGAATTATGAATGGTTACATTATTATTTGGATATTCTCCATTATACTGAGGAGATAGTCTACCCCATTGTTCATAGGGGTCACGAATACCAGTATTAGCCTTAATTTTTTCAGCGTTCAGTTTGCCATGTAGATGAGCATACTGTTCAATAGCATTAGCATAGTGAGTTTCATAAGAATAGATTAAGTAAAGACAATCACTCTGCTTACGAGCCCACGATGGAACTTTAACATAAAGTCCACCATACGCTTCCATACAAATTCTGGTCTTGGGTTCGTTCGTAACACCCACAAGACGAGTAACTGTAAACGTTTCGTTAGAAATATCAGGAGACACAAGACTATTACAAGCAGGACATAGCTCGTCCCCATAGCCCTGTGAAGCATAACTATCTTCTGTTGAGACACCCTCAGCATATTCTTCATCAGGCTGAAATTCATCAGCCTTCAATTTCTGCTGTTCTGGATTAACTGGACGTTCTTCAAGAGTATATCCACAGTTAGGACATTTAACTACTTCATTAGTCTCTTCAGAATCAGTAAAATTCTTTTTCTCATAAGTTCCATAAGCTTCATCTTCCTTTGGATATGAATAGCAAGCTACCATACCCTCAGTGCAGAAAATGAAAAGAATATGAAGCCACAGAAGTTGAACATCATTATGACGATAAATCAGTTCACAAATCTTATCGCCCGCGTTAGCAGTTGCGAGGTCTAGAGTGTTATCAGCATCATCAGGATAACATTTAATGGGAGGAACAACTACAGAAAGTGCCGCGATGATAGATTCAACATACGCACGGAATACATTGATAGACTTATCATAATAAGCCTGGTCCCCATCATCAGTCGATTGCGTGGAACTATCCCAAATGCGCCAATCATGAGCAGTTTCTGAATACCAAGTCTTGTGATAACCTTCCCAAAACAATTTGAGACGGCGCCATGTTCTAATTTGTCGCTCACGGACAGCTCTATCCTCCTTATCAAAGTGTGAGACACACTCGTTAAGTAGGACTCTTTCTTTTTCACTAATATTCTTAATAGCCAAGTTGCCTTCTCCGAATCTCGTCTAACATTGCTACTTTCTCAGGTGAGAGAAAACTACTTGGAATAGCTGAGGGAGTAAATGAACTTGGTGCAGTGCTAATACCTGGATTATTACCTTGACCATGACTCTGAGCGTAAGCCTGAGCCTCAGGGGAATTCTTAATAGAATCTAATTCTTCAAATACATGTTTCTGACCTACTCCCTTAGCACCAGGATGCCATCCTTGTCCTCGCATCCAATTATCAACTAATCCTGCTTCTGGGTCTCTACCAAGATACTGTCTATATGCATCTGTGATTAATCCATTCATATCCTCAGGCTTAAAATCAGAATACGCAGTTTTAGCATGCTTCTTTACAGCAGCTTCAATAGCACCAGCCCCCGCGCCAATAGCTGCACCATACCATCCACCATACTGAGCACCCTGCCCAGCACGATTAATCATCGCACTCGCATATCCTGGACCTGCATCCTGTAGACGCCTATTATACTTATTAGTAATATTACCATACGCTCCTTCAAGAATAGGGTCATTCTTAGTTTTAAGATAGTTAGCTGCTAATCCAGTCCCAATACCAATAGCACCACCCTTTACGCCTGAAGCTGCCTTCCATCCTGCACTTTTAGGTAGGGTTTTAGCCGCAATTGCAGCATACCCTCTCTGTGCCACTGGACTATTAGCCGCGTAACCCGCGAAAGTAGATGCTGTAGGCATTGCTAGTATCCGGTAGTTACGCCCTTACCAAAAATGCCTCGATTCATTCCACCACTAATACCAGTATTACCACCCATCCTACGATGCAATGTATCCATTGGATTTCCAATAAATGCATCATTACCATAAGGAGTAGGTGCAGAATCAAACATATTAGGAGCATTATTAGATACCATTCCTCCATTACTACCAGCAGGTGCATATTCAGGGGATGGTCCACTAGGCACAGCGAATCGTGCAATATCATTTGGTCTATTGAAATTAAATCCCGCTCCAAATCCACCATTAAAAGTAGGAGCAAATCCTCCATGTCCCTGTGGAGGAGGCATATTAGGAATTTGAGTAGGCGCAGTAGATACTGGCATCTGTTGTCGCATCATTCCACCATTATTACCCATATTAGCTCTGGGTCCACTATTATTCATTCCACCTCCACCCATCATTGGACGTGACCTATTCATCCTATTTGGTGGAGCAGATGGGATTCCACCCATTCCATTCATATCACTATTCATTCCACCTGGCTTATTAAACCAAGATGGGCCACTTCTAATCATGATTTAGCCGCCTCTCGTTCATCTTGCACAATGTTCATTTCTTTTTCTAAATCTTCCACAGTATCAGGTCTAGCTGCATTAGCTCGTGCCCTTGCTTTTTGTCTATCTTCCTGTTCAAGCATTTGTTTTCTAACAGCCCACGGAACAGTTCTCTTGGGACTAATAGGAACTGGTGCCTGAGTTCTAATTTCTTCTACTTCCGGTTTAGTTGTAATTGAATCAATCAATCTACGATTTTCATTTCTCAAATGAGCTACTTCTTCTTTCAAAATTTCACAACTGTTACAAACTTTTTCATCTCTTTCTTCATCCTTACAATGTTCACAATGAGGATTTAATAATTTATGAATCCAATTAATCATTTTGATTTTCCTAATATTTTACTACGAACTGAACTAGATGGTTCAGTACTAACTCCTTGTTTACGTTTATTAGCAGTAGCATAGAATACTTGTTTACCTTTCTTTTCCCCATATTCTTTTTTCATTGATTCCATTACTTTATTGCCATGCCCCGAAAAATATTTACTTATTGGCATGATAATATCACTACCAGTTAAATATAATCAACCAATTCGTAGATTAACGGGAACGCCTGGGGTGACGACGAAAGTAAAATTTAGTGGGACCGACTTTCCACTCTCGCCAGCGAGATTAGAAGCGGTAATTGTTAACGTATGATTTCCCGGAGTGAACGTGGGGAAATTATTACTACAAGTAAAAGGTGCAGTAGTTCCTGTGCAAGTTACACTAGTCATTGTCTGACCAGTAGTAGAACTATCAGCATAAACCTTGTAAGTAAATGCCTGTGCCTCAGCAAGACTAGCCGCCTGGATTTCCCAAACTAGTTTACTACCAGAAGAAGCCTGTGCTCCAACAATAGTTGCAGACAGCGCGAATAGTCCAATAATGACGAACAAAAACTTTCTCATGAGTTATCTCCCACGCGCTTCTTCATGTAAGACTGAAGTGCCAAATCTGCTTTCTGACGCTTAGTAGACCAATCACTCTTATCAGTTGGGTCCATAAGAACTTGAGCCCACAATCCAGTATCACTCATCATGAAATAAATAAGTCCATCACCAATATAAAGTCCATTCATATGAATTTCATCATTAATATAGGGCTTAGTATTAGCATACTGAGGAAGTGAATCAGGTGGAGCAATATAAGTCTGACAGAAATTACGAAGAATATTCAAAGAATCTCGAATTACATCCTGAGGAGGAACAACTGGCTTACAATCTACTGGAGGAGTTGAAGTAGGTGGAATTGGAACGGGTGTAGTTCCACTCAAATGATTCTGTGGAGTAAACTTAGCTCCTCCATCAAGTGGGTCGCCTGGACCAATATAAATCTGTCCAGTTACATCCTGTGAAGATGCATTCTTATAAACAAAAGTAGGATGAGTAGTTCCCGCGCCTGAAACCAAATCCCAAATAAATAGTTTATTATCTTTCTTCTGAGCTAGTGAATCCTTACTTACAGGTCTACCTGCGTCAGCCCTTTTAGTTCCATATCCCTGATTGGGATGTTCAAACGCAACTTGTTCATCAGCATCAATAATTAGTTCACGAACATTATCCTCACCTTGTGGTGGCGCTAAACTACCATCATCATAGTGACCACATTTAGCCGCGAAGAATCTATCTAGTGTGGCGATTACTTTATCAGGAAGAGACATAGGCTGGGGCTCCGGTTCGGATTCTGGTTCAGGAATAGGAGTAACATTAATATCCGGCAAAGGAAGCCGTAGAAAATTAAATGTTACCCCTTGGGGAGAACGCGACGAAATCGCGAAAATGTTAGACTGACCATTGTAGCAGCATCGCGGTCTCTCAGCAATGCCGTTATAAATGTTTTTCTGTTTACCTGACTCCAAGGCTTGAATGTGCGCGGGGTCGGTTCTTCCCTCACCAACTTTAATTCCCAATTGGTCAAAGGGATAGAGCATTTCAGGAACTGCTGTGCGTTCCAAATCCGACCATACAGGGCCATCAAGTAATTGAATGATACCTTGACTAGTCCCCCAAATGATACCAGGAAGAGGAAACTCAGTATTTAAAGCCGAATCGTAATAATGGCTAGCAGAAACTTGAACAATATAACGGAAACCATCAGAAGTAGGAACCAAATCACAAACATTAGTCCCATAAGTAGATTTATTGGGGTCAGGATAATTACCTCCAATTGACTTAATTAGAAATTTACCAGTTACTGCACCTTGACCCATTCCAAGAATATGACCATCATTATTCTTATCAACTCGGGTAAATAATGGTCTTTCTCCTAATTCAATAAAATCTTCATCAATTTTAACAGGCTCATCTTTATTATTCAATGAATAATATTCAATCTTAATTCCAGTAACTGTATCATATCCACATCCAATTACACCATTGGATAGAACAAATACATCACCCCAAGTTCCTGGTCTAGTTACTGAACTCAATGTCTTGGCCTCCGGTGATACATTTGAACTACTTTAATTCTTTTAGTTTGTTCAGCCTGATTCATTTGACGATAGTAAGCAGTCCAATCATTAGTATTCTTTAGAGCAGTTACAATACGTTCAACTCTCTTAGCCTTCTCAAGTTCCTTACCAGCTTCCGCGAAATATGATTCAGCACTATCTACTGCATATCTTAAATCATCATATGGGTCATCCCCATCGAATTCCTCTACATCTTCTGCTGGCTTATTATCTCTTGGCTTCGCGTATACACAAGCTTGCAACGCGCCAATCATTAATGGACAACAATTAGGATGACCTTCATGTAATTCAGATTCACATCTAAATATTTGTAGTTTAGGAATATTAGTTTCAGGTTCAGCAGGCTTAAATATATTCAAATAGTCCTGATAGTGATTTTCACCCTTATTTCGTAGAACCCACATAGCATATTCTTCTGAATATATGGGCATCTGATCTACTGGAATAATAGGCTTAGGAGTCCACCTCAAATATTCATGAATTAGATTCTTACCCGCAACACGACTACCCGGACTGTTAACTGAAAGTTCAATAGGTCTAAGTAGTTCTGCTTCAAGCTGTTGCTGAATAGTATGTTCTTGACCTCTATCCTGCCCCGCGCTCTTACAGAATTTAACTACTCTAGGATATTCTCTGTCCATGAAGGCTCTGACCTGTGGAGCCCAAATGGAAATCTTGGTCTTAACGAATGACAATTCACGATACAAATAAACTCGCTGATTAGGTGATATAGCATAGAATCCAATATATGTCATTGCCCTATATCCCCAATCACCAATGACCATTCGTGGCCACCATTCAGGGATTTGGAAGGGCTTAATTACATGTAGTGCATTATCAGGTTCATCAGGATACTTCTTTTCTCTTAGTTCATCAAATACCTGACCCATATAAGCATTCCAATCACCATGCCTTCGCGCCTTTCGCTCGGCTTCTGATGGAATACCTTCAAGTCTTTGTGCATAATTCTTATCAGCGTGTGGATTATCATCAACAGTCGCGTGGATGTAAATACGTTTATTACCACCCTTACCAATAATGATTTTACCACCCTTAGGTGCAGGATCAATAAAACGCTTCTTTACAAAAGAGTGTCCAATTCCTCCCGGCATTCCTGCCCATCGAGTGATAGCGGGTAAATCATTATCAGGAGTTCGGACGCGAGTAATTGCGATGTGTAGATAAATAAATTCAGTAAATGTAGTTAACTCATCTGGAGTAAATAGATTAATCTGAACTGTATCCCATTTATGAACATCATCTTCATTTTCACAATGACCCAACCAAATAGTTGCGCCTTCATTACCTTTACCAGTTCCACCAAATTGGTCAGGACGTGGAAATGTCCAAACCATATCAGTTTTATTGAAGGTCGCACCAAACTTCGGATAGACCTCGCGCATACGCGGAACAATTTCAGTTTTAAGTTCTGGATAAGTTCTACGCATGAATACTTGCTTAAATAGTGGGTGCTCGTGCCAACGATGCACTATACCATACATAATTAGAACATCTGATTTACCGGAAGCATTACCTCCTCCATATCCCGCTTCTGGAATTGTAGTTGGAATAGCTAGAAACTTAGCCTGCTGAGGATTTGGTTTCCACTCAGTTTTATCAGTATACATTTATTATTTTCTATTATATGAACTAGTTACAATACCCTGACCCTGAATTCTTTCAGCTGGTGGATTAATTTTAGCTCGATTCATATCATACTTAGACTGAGTGTAATTACCAGCAAGATAAGTAACACCATTAAGAGCAGCCTCTGACTTAGTTTCAGTCCGATTCATCTTCGCGCTTATTGTGGCGAGTCCCGTTCCAGCGAGTAGTCCAATGATAGTCTTGAATGTATCATCATCAATCCATTTAAAATGATTAGCTACAGCAGTGAGTCCGATTAGGCCCGCGACAATATATGTCTTATATCCCTGAAGTGAATCCATCTGATTTGTTCCGTTCTAGTGAATGAAATGAATTACATCTTAGAAATTTTACAATCAACAGGACCAGCAGATGTAACTCTAATGAATGCTCCCCCTAATTCGGCTTGATTATTAGTCAAAGTAATTGCAGTGAAGTTAGTTCCATCCGCTGATTGTTCCCATGTTCCACCTTCTGCATAGAGAAGACAGCGAATAGGAGGAAGTGCATATACCTGATTCTGCACAGCGGCAACTACGATACCAAGAGAAAGAGTGAATGTTGGCATTATGACCTCGCGCTACCCCTTCCTAAGTGTCTAAGTTGCCCTTCTAGTCTATCTATTTTTTCATTTTGTCCCTTAATAGTATCCTTCAATATTTTAATTTCATCTGACCCACCATTCATTTTAGTTTCAATTAATTGGGTTAGTTCAGTATTTGATTTAGTATTCTCTACTACAATTTTAATTAATTGTTCAGTAGTTGTCTTCCACAAATCAGTATATTGTTTAATATCTCTTCGGTATAGTAGGAACATAAACGCTGCCAACGCTCCACCTATACCTAACGTAGTTAGCCATTTAGCTACTTCCATATCAGGTGCCGGTGTTGCTGCTTGAGCGATTAAAAACAGCATTTAGTCCTTCGCGATTACTGTCTGGTAATGATTTTCCTGATTAACTGTTGGTGCGTATACAAGGAATGCCGGCTTCTGTGGTCCTTCCTTAGTTTTATCATCAGTGTCATCATCCATATTACGAACGATGGCTGACATATCTTTGGCTATACCTGCCAGAGCCGGAGCACTCAAATCTTCAAGTTTATTTTCAGTGATATGATTCATAGCCATTAGAAGTTTAGCCCGAGCCTTTTTACTGATTCGAGCCTTCGCATTCTTAATTGTAGGGAGATTTGGTCGAGTATTATAAGTAGAAGTGGATGTAGCCCCATTAGAGTAAGCAGATACAGAAGATGGACTGATACCAAAGTCACGCGCGAGAGCTAATGCTGCTTCCCTCCCTTCAGTTTCAGCAGTATCACCAATAATCCTTCGCAGACTATCAGGGACTTCTACATTTCCTTTACCTCTACCCTTTTCTTTGGTAGGAGGTTTAGGATTTAGTTTGTTGGATTCTGAATTGAAATCCTTATCGGATACAATTCCCATTGGCATAACTAACTCCTCAATTAGTCCTTATCTCTCGAACAACTGGTGTTAACACATTTACTAAAAATTAGAGGTTCACCACAATTACCACAATAACTATTATTCCTTTTCTCAAAAAGTAATCCATTAAGAATGATTGCCATATCTCTAATTTTTCTATCAGGATGTGACAAATATTGATTACATATACCAATCATTTCATCTATTGGATTCATATCAATCTCTTCAGTAAATAGGACTACGAAATGACCATTGTATAATTAGAACCACTCACAGTGAAAGTGACAGTAGTCACACCCACCAAATCATATTCCTTAATATTGGCTCCATTATTTTGAGCAACTTGGACCACGCGATTATTCAAGTTGAAATTAATTCCACTAACATCAGCCAGCACAGTAGCTGTTGCCTGCACTGCTGGACCAGTTTTCGCTGTAACTGTAAGCTGACTGGGCATTCTTTACTCCTCTAACTCTTGAACCTTGCACTAATACTTTCATTAAGAAAGTTTCAGTCACAGAATGTGCCAGCCCTATCCTAGCAGATGGCAGACTGAAAGTCAAATTTATTTCTTACTACTAACATTACCTTTGTAGTATGACTTGAGTCCCTTTTATTTATTGGATGTTCAAACTATTATGACATATTAAAGTATACTCAGTCATTCTATTTTATATTCAGTCAGTCGATAACGACGGTGCGCCAAAATGTGTAACTATGGGACCATCTGTGCAGGGGTGTATAGGGGTGTGATGTGCAACCATGTGATAAAGTAAGAAATAGTGAGAAAATAATTGGTCAAACAACTACCCACTGCACACTAATGCATTGGTAATACATGTAGGCCACGCGAACTATACATTGGTATGACCACGCGGATATAGTTCGATGGAGTGGTAATACATGTGTGGACATGAACTAATGTAGTGGTAAGACCAACGATGGCACAACTATTGATTGGTCTTACATGCACAGTATGATACAATATTATACAATGGAGGTGGGGCTCCAATATATGGAGGCAGGGCTCTACCTGTAACTGATGACAGATATAGGGTTAGGTCGATTGCACGGTTATGCCCGCGCCCTACCTCCATGTCAATTCGCTGACACTTTCGGAAGTCCCACGAATCGTATACAGTGACTTGGCATCGCTTCTGCATTATAGTAGGGCATCGGGACCGACCCAATGACAGACAAGGGTAACACGGTTGCACAGAAAGATAGTCGGTACTGTTGACAAACGTGATTGTGCCGATTAAGATAGTAGACGTCGCAATCAAGCGACAGAGACATAGGAGATAAGACAATGAAAACTGGCGTTGCTAAGTTCACCTTCACCATTCCAGACGGTCACGCACAGAGCGGAGAGAAGGTCGAGAAGGGATTTGAGTATCAGATTTGCGAGACTCAGCCCGAGGCAGAGAAAATTCTCGCGGATAAGAACCTTTCCATCGTTGAGATGGTAAACGATAAGCTCAAGGCTAACGCGCGCTCGAATGCGTATCAGGCTGCCTTGCTTCCCTACCGTCCTTCGGAAACCACGCCCGAGGAAATTCAGGAGCGTATGGTTCGAGACTTCATCCGTCTCGGAATTTCGGAAGACGTCGCTCGCGCGCAGGTCACTTCTCTTCTGGCCGCTCAGAAGACTACGGCGTAACATGGATGGGGAGGACTGCAAACTCCCCAATCCTTACTCTTACTGATATGTGGACAACAATCTATCTTCGCATCTGCCACGATTATTATCGACCCATTCGTGTGATTTACATCCGAAAGGTGAACTAGTCATGACTGTCTACATTGTCATAGTTAGCGCTACAAATGAATATTGTCGTGTATTCACCACGCGCGAGGCAGCCGCGAATTGGATTCGTCCAGACCATAATCATTATCGAATTATTGAGGAAAGTCTACACTAGACTTCCCATCACTACAATATCATAACTATTGAGTCCTTCCATAATGGAGTTGGATGTAATCCACCCCTACCCTATTATATTAATATTACATTTTACCCATTATCTGCATTATTAATTATATACATCAAATATAATATCATAAATTCTGCACTCTTTCCTTACTGATTCTTAACTCTTTCCTAACCGATTCCTAACTTTTTCCTAACTCGTGCCGGGCACCCATCTCCTGCCGGTTCAAGCACTTAGCGGCTCCCCTCTCTCTCCCGGTCATGCCCTACCCACCTTAAAACCCCTCTTTGGGCCAGTGTGTTGATGGTAGTGTTATCTTTATTTTTTTTTTTTTTTTTTTATTATTATATACAACAATATACCCTCCAAACTCCCCTTTTATGGGCCGGGGCCTCATGGGCAG